TACATCACTCTTAAGTAAATCTGCTGCTGCTCCATATGGTAATATCTCTAAAGCATCATCACTTAATTCAAATGTATAATCACTATCAGTTGTATCATCATCAATTCTTTCAGGATATTTATAGTAATAAATTGTAATATGTCCTGCTTCTGGTATCTTGTAATAGTTCATATTTACATCTATTTCTCTTTCATTTCCTTCTAAATCAGTAAATCTTATATTATCTAATTGATAAAAGTTATCTATGTCTTTCAAGTTATACTCTAATCCATGTAATTCTATGTATTCTTCAGTATAGTCTTGCTCTAGTTTTTCAGGTATCTTTTTCATTCTTGCTAATTCAAACATAACTTGGTTGATTACATCATTTAGTTTTGCACTTATATCAGGATCATCTGTATAAGTTGCACCTTCATTAGTTTCTTCTATAAGTCTTAATATCTTATATTTCATTTCTTGTAATGTCATAAATACCTCCTATAGGTCTACATTTAATTCTTCTCTTGCTTCTTCTATTGTCATAAAAGGTTCTAAAGGTTTTATATATCCTCTACCTTCTTCTTCAAATATCAAATATTCTCCTTCTTCTAAATGGATAGTAGTATCATATGTACTTTCATATCCTTCTCCTGTTACTTTCATTATTGTATGTAATGTTAAATCTTTTAATGTTTGTTCTACATTTTCATTCTTAAATTCTAATTCTAATTCTTTTGTTACTTTTATTCCTGGTTCTGTATCTAAACTAGGTTTTTTAATTAGTCTTAAATACTCCATATTTCCTCCTTTTGGTCATGCTTGGTAGAGTTGCACTACCTAACCTCTAAACATGATAAAAAGGCCATTTCTGGCCTTGTATTAAGATGCTAATGGTACTTTTACTACTTGGATTCTTGCTTCATCAATTACTTTAGCTCCAAATGTATCTAAACCTCTAACAATATCTTTGAAGAATTTTTCACTTCTCATTGATTCTACATCATTGATTTGTCCAGCAAATGCAATTGCTTTCTTACCTCTGATATCACAATAAGCATATTTAGTAGTTCCTGTTGTGTCTTTTGCCATGTTGTTACTCATGATAACTTCAAATCCATCATACATACCAACAACTCCTCTTTTAATGTATTCAGGATTGTCTGTTGATAATGTGATTAATTCAGTTTTTACTAAATTATAAGCATCTGGTGTAATTTCAATTACTCCTTCTTCATCAAAGTTTCTTTCTCTTAATGCTACTATTCCTGCATCAATTGCTGCCATTACATTAGCTGCAGTTCTTCCTGCTGCAGTTGTTACATTTGCTGCAGTAGTTACTCCTTTAATTAAGTTAGCTACATATGTATCTCTCTTAACTGCTAATCCATGTACTGCTTTTGCTTGATATCTTTCTGGTAATCCAGGTACACTTTGTGCTTTGTTGATATCATCTACATAGAATGCAAAATAGTTTGCTTGGTCAATTGTTAATGTTTGACCTTTGTCTGTCATTTCTTCAATTGTGATTCCTGCAGAAGTTACTGCTGTATAATCTCCAATTGTTGGTTCTCCAACTCCTAAAATCTTTACTGAACGAGCAAATTTTACATCTCCTTCATAATCTCTTAAACAGTTTTGAACTAATTTAGTTTTTAATTCAAGGTCATCTTGAATTTTTTTACTCCATATTGTTTGTATAAAATTTGTTACTGCCATTTTATTCATCTCCTATTCATTTTTTCAATAGGATTACCATTTTGTCATTGACCTCTCCACTGCCTTAAATAGTTCTGGATTCTTATCAAAGTCCTCTCTTGTAAATTGAGATGCTTCTTCATATGTATAGAACTCTTTTACTCCAGTTTCCTTGCCTGTATTTCCTTTTAGTGATCCTATTGGTTCTACCTTTGGCATTGGTTTATATTTTTTGTACATTTCATATTTTTCTTTTAAACTTAAATTTGGATTTAATTTAGATGAAAATTCATTAAATTCTTCATCTTTCAATAAGGATTCATCTACTCCCATTGCTGCAAGTTCCTTCTTGCTTTTTTCTTCAGTTAGATACTTTCCTAACTTGTTAAATGTTAGTCTTTCTCTATCTGTCATATTATCTAGTCCTATATCAGCTAATCTATTTGCTTCATCTTCTACTTCTTTGTAGGTTGAACCATTGATAATATCTTCATAATCCCCCTGTGCTAGAATCTCTAAATCTCTTTCAGAGTATTCACTATGATAAGTTGGAATATTTGCTCCTCTTTGAGTGTAGAAATTTGTTAATTGTTCAGTTGCTTCCTCAATGTTATCTACATTAAGTCCTGCTTTTAGAACATTCTCTAATTGTCCATACTTCTTTTCATATTCTTTTCTTATCTTTGCTTCCCTTCTAGCAAGTTTCTTTGGTAATACTTCATCTAACTTATTATTGAAATCTTCTTCACTATACTTAAGTTCTGGTACTACCACTTCTTCTGTTTGTTCTACTGTTTCTTCAGTGTTTTCAGTAACATCAGTTACAAGGTTTTCTTTTTCTTCCATATTTTTCCTTCCTATTTATCAGAGTTTGCTTCTCTATTCCATAGAGTTTATTGACTTCAATGCTTGGTCATAATAAAAAGAAGTCTATTCAACTTCTTCTTCCTGTGTTTGGTCTACTTGTTGCATTGCATCATTTATTTTACTTGCTTGGTCATCTGGTGAACCATTCAAGAATTGCATTGCATTTTGTTGCATCATCTTACCTTGTGCTTCTATCATTGCTATTCTCTCTTGTTGTTCTTTTACATTTTCTATTGCTTCTTCTAACTTTTGTTTTGGCATTACTGAATCATCATCTAATGTACTTACATAGACTTCTAATTCTCCTATTCTTTCAGCATTGAAATATCCACCTTTTAATAAGTTCTCCATACTTACCTCTTGTGCATACTTATCAAATGCACCCTTTGGTGTAATATCTATTTTTACACTTGCTTGTAATTGTTGTAATGCTTCTTGTGGTACATCTATTACTTCAGTTGTTGTTTCTCCTGTTTCTGTAGTTACTTCTTCTTCTAGTTTTACTCCATCAGGATTATATACTGTTATCATATCTAACCATATCTTTGATAAGTCCTCTAGGAATCCTTTAAAACTCATTGTTTGCTCTGTTAATGGTTGTTGTGATGCTTGTTGTACTGCTAGAATTGCTTTACCAGAAGCATCTTCAGGATTTACTGATCCTGTTGTTATATCTCCTGCTCCTGCTAATTCTCTAGTAGTTGAGATTAATTCAGTTTGTAATAAGTTTACATCTGCACTCATTTGACTTGGTGGTATGTTTGTAAATACTCTTTGAACATCATCTACATTCATTCCTTTAACTTTGATAGTTCCACCAACTTCATTTACTGCACTTGGATTTTGGATTTTATCTATTGCTACTACCTTTTGTGGGAATGCTGTTGATTTAGCTACTATTAATCTTCTCATAATAGTTTTATTTACTTCTATTTGGTTAGGTATTAAAGTTTTTACTTCTCCTGTACCTCTTGCACTTCCTTCTAAATCTTCCCATAAGAAGTGTGCTACTGGATATAATGTTAATCCACTATCTGTATCTTTCTTAACATCACAATATCTTGTTGCTTTTGCATAATGTACTGTTCCATCTTGCTTCCATAGTTTTGTTATTAATGTACACATATCATCTATTTCTAACTTTGCTGCTTCACCTGATTCTTCAAATGTATCTTTATCTCCCTTTATTAGTTTGATATCACTTTCACTTGCTCCCTCAAGTCTTGCCATTTCTATTACTTCTATTACTGGTCTTCTTTGTTTTATTAAGATATATGGTTGCTTTTGTATATCAGGATCATTTTCATTTCCATAGAAGATATTATTCTTCTTTAGTATTTCATTCTCTACTTCTTTATCAGTAGTATTCCAGTTTGCATACATTAATCCTTCAGAGTTTATTGCTGCATCTTTTGTGATTGTTCTATTTACTACATCTAGATTGTCTTTTTCCCATATTCTAGATGCTTTCTTATTTAACATCTCACATATTCTTTCAGCATTCTTTCTAAACTCTTTATTCTCAAAGTTTTGACTTGAATAGTTTACTGCATATAAGTTACTATGTAATACTCCAGTTTTATATCTTACTATTGGTTTTATAAAGTTAAGTTGTACTGGTTCTACTCCTTTTAACTTTACTCCTGCCCATTGATCCCCATTGTAGAATCTATAGTTCTTGTCTGTTTCATCAAACATATTTATTGTTCTACAATAATCTCTACCTTTTTCATATAAAGTCCATATTTCAGTTTCTATTAGTTCTTCTAAATCCATTTAATCACCTACTTTATCTCTTTTTGTTTGTTTGGTGTTCCATCATAGTTATCTACATTCTCTAACATGATAGATACTTCTCTTTGTTTTTCTTCTTCTGCTTTCTTACTTTCTTTTTGCTTGTACCACTCCATTGGATTTGTAGGTTTTTGTATGATAGGTTTATCACTCTTAATACTGAATCCTATCTTTAATCCAATTAAAAAAAAGATTAGATTTAATATGCTACTCACTATCAGATTTAACATTTTTCTTCTTTTCTTCTTTCTTTACTGGTTTATTTCTTTCAGCTATTAATTCTCTTAACTTTGTTTTCTTCATCTTAACCTCCTAAATTACTTCTATTTCTTCTCCATAGTCATAGTATTCTTCTTCTTTTTCTATGTTAAAGAAGTGTTGTTGTGGTACTATGATAGGTTCTTGATTAAATACTACTTGTTCCATTGCATTTAATCCTATTGCTATTCCCATCATTAAGTCATCATGCCCACCTAATGGTGCTTCTATTCTACCTTTTTCATTTCTTACTATGGTTAATAACTCCTCAATTGTATCTCTATCATTTAATAATTCTGTATGTTCTCTTACATACTCTACTAGCTTTGCTAATATTGTTGGTCTAGTTAGACTTGTTGTTTTAAATCCATATCTCTTTTCTAATTTACCTGTATATGAATCCATTTGTTCTCTTATGTATAAGTTAGGATATCCTAGTCTTTGTAGTTCCATATTAGGATAGGTACTAAAGTTTGACTCTATACTCATTAATGCCCATTTATAATATGCTCCTAAACAATACATTTGTTTTGTATATAAATCTTCATCAAATTGATGTCTTAACCTTGCTACTTGTTCTCCTGTTGCAGCATCTATTACATGTCCTGTAAAGTAATCAGAACCTTCTCCTGCTGTATCTCCACCTATTGCATATTTACTAAATGTAGGTAGTTTGAATATCTTTATATATCCATCAGG